TTGACCCCAAGTGCCTCTACCCCAACCAGTTATAGCAGCCATAAGCTAAATTAAGCTATTCTTATAATTGCGTTAGATGCGTCTGCTGTAGGAAATTGAATAGTAAATGCACCTGCTGTAGATGTTTTATCTCCACCAAAATCAAATACTGCAACTGCTGGATCGCCTGATTGTGTATCGTTATAAATCATACATCCTCTAGCAGTAACAGTAGCTGTACCAAAAGTTAAATCAGCAAAGTCTGTAAATGCAGTTGTGCCTGAACTTGTAGGATTTACATTAGTTAATGCTGCACCACCAGAAGTATAATTAGTTCCAGATGCTTGATTAGTTGTAGTAAAAGCTGTGGTAGCTGCACCCATTGTTGCACTTGAGGTATACAAAGCTAGTTTAAAAGAGTTTCCTCCAGAAGCTAAAAAATTATGTTTACCTTCTAAAAGTTCTTTTTTAAAGCTAGTTGCCATTGCTTGTGTTATTGCCATTATATTCTCCTAATAATATTTGCTAAGTCTTTGTGACCTTGTTTTTCTAATTCATTACATACTGTGCAAATGTGGTTTTTAATACCTTCTTTAACATAATATGTTATGACCATTTTTGTTCTATCTTTAAACGCATGAGCCTGTGCTTTTATCATAGGATCAGCATTATCGCTTATAGAAATTATTTTATCTGTTGCCATTTCTGCAACTTCTTCAGGAGTGTGACCTCTGTGATCAGTGGTCTTTACACCTAAATTACCTATTTGAATTTTAAATTCGTCTGTATGCATTAATACTTATTTGGTTCAGTTGGTTCAGTTAAGTTTAAATCTTTTCTATTAATTATGCCAACAGGTTTAGGTTCTGGTTCTAATTGCATTTCTGAAAGATTGCATACTTTCATACCTGCACCATTTTGATAACTTACTTTAGGATCATTTAATCTATGATAACCATAAAGTTTTTCTTCAAAACCTATATCAGTATCTAATAATGTAGATCGTGGTGCTACTTCTATTTGCATACCAGCATTAATACATTTAGATAACCAAAACTCGGTACATGATCTACCAGCTTCTGCAAAATGCATATTGTTTCTATAAGTAAAATCTATACCAAATAAAGATATTTTTTTAACTTTACTCCATAAAGCATAAGCTATTGTGTATGGAATTGTGTTATTGAAATAAGAACAACCTAAATCACCTACAATAGATTCTATTGGATATTCTACTGCAGAAGGAACTCTATCATCTAATTCACAAGTATAAATAGGAAACTCGCACTGAGGTAAGTATTTACGCATCATTGGAGTCATAGTTCCAGCATCTTCAGTATCTAAAAATCTACTCATAGGGTCTAAAATAAAAGCTCTATCTATTCTAGGTAATACACCTATCATTGCATTTATTGCCCATACTTCATCAAATTCTACGCTATGTGTTTGTGCAAGATGAAAGTCTATTTGACTTTGACCCATAGCAACTATAGCTACACTTGAACCTTCTAATTCTTTTTTAGGCATTTATTTTACGCTGTCCATCTCTATAAGCATCTTTACGATTATATCCATCTGATTCTAAAGTTAGTCTACCTAATGCTTCTTGAAATCTTTTTTCATAATTTACTAGAATATCTGGTTCACCTTTCATAAATACATAGGCTTCACATAAAGAAGCATATAACAATACTTCTGGTGCATTTGTTCCTAACCAGCTAGTGCCATCAGCAGAAGCTGTTATAGATTCAGGTATATAAAAATAGTGTAGTTCTACTGTAAATCCTGAACTCGGAGTTGGTCCAATAATAAATGTATCATCATCAAACTGTGCGTAATGTTTTGGTGTGCCTGTTGTAGCAGCCACAGGATAGGCTTCTCGTATAAAACTTACATCTGTATTTAAAAGATAAGTGTAATTATTGCTACTATCTAATACTGCTAAAGAATATGGATATAAATAATCACTAGGAGAAGATAAGTATTGATTACCAGAAGTTAAACTACCAGTTACATTTTTTCTAAAGTTTGGTAACTCAACAGACTTAATAATTCTTTGTTCTGCTTGTGTAATTATTGTTGCTAAATCAGCAACAAATGTTGTTTCTGTATTTTGCGTATAATCTTGTATAGCTGATTTAAGTGTTGTATATGTCCAACTCATGATGTTCTCATTGTTACATTTTTAAATTTTAAATATGTCATGTGTTAATTTGACCTCCCATTCCTGAATGGTTAGTACAATAATAATAAAGCGTTGGAGCACCAGATGCTACCTGTATCTGTGTATATGCTCCTGATGATCCTGGAGTTCCATTTGTTGTTACACCATTTGTATACTCTGAGCCACCACCATGTGTTCCATTTGAGGTTGTTGAAAACCTTAATGGATGGCTACTGTTGCTACTATCTGATTGATCAAATCTATAATATTGTCCTTCTGAAACATTAAGTGTTGCAGCTCTTGCACCATCTATATAAAAGTAATTTGCTCCAGAATAACTTGCTACTGTAACTGTATAAGTTGTAGCAGTATATGTTCCTGTAGCTGTAAGTGAGCCTAAACCTTTTGTACCTGCAACTCCTGTAACAGTTGTTGTAGGAGCAGGAGTAGGAGATGGTGTTGGAGAATCAGATACACCTGATAAAGTTATTGTTCCTAATGTAGCATTTAAATTAGAACTACTAAGAACTTTTGACCCAAAATATGATGTTGATGATTGTCTGCCTGTATCTACTCTAGGATCAAAAAGACTTTGATTATCACTAGTATCTATATTACCTAATTTAAGTTGTGGTTGATCAATATCAAAACATTCATTGCATACACGCAAACCATTTCTTTTGCTGTCAACAATTTCATATTTAAGATTATTTAATTTATAAGTAAACCCACAACGATCACATATTCCTAATGCTTTTTTACCTTGTGCGTACATTAGTATATTTTCCTAATAGTATAGTTAAATGGATTTATAGAAGATTTTGTGTATGAATTACCTTCTATATCTACCCCTCTTAAATAAGTATTATTAATTTTAATTATTTTTTTTAATTGAATGGTAAAAGTATTAGACATATTGCCTTCTTTGTCATACTCAACAACTCTAACTTCATATTGTTCTTTGGTAATTTTTCGATAAAAATCTAATAATTTCTGAAACATTATCTATAAAAACTTACATCTGGAACAAATCTAACTGGTGCTTTTTCTCTATCAGCTTGAGTTACTTCTTCCCATAGCTCCATATAGCGTTGTCGTATCATAGGAACTCTCTGTTGAGCCTCTGGTGACTTACAAGCTAAATTATATGCTAAAGCATAGGTTAAACATGGAAGGTATCTAGAAGGCACATCAGCATTTAAAGTGCCAACTGTACCAACATCTTCTATGCGTTTAACATAATCGTAAACAAGTGTGTATGTTTGTGCTGAGTCAGGAGTTGCCCAAAGAGTTATTTTTATTGAATCGTTATCTTTATCTACAAAAAATTGTGTAGGTTTTGATTGAGTAAGTTTACTAGCTTGATGTGCATATTCTGTTCTAGATATACGATTTAATCTTTGATCAAACTGTTTATCAGTATCTGCTGCATCAGTTCTAATAAAAACATCTACAATATCTAATGCACTTGAATCTACTGTATAGCTACTTGTACCTGCAGTAAGAGTTGTTGAACCTTGTTCTATAGTCCATAAGTTAAGACCTTTGTTTTGCCATTCTAAAAATACAAGATTGAGTGCTCGTTTAGCACTTCTATAACTATATCCTGAACGCAGTTCTAGACCACAGAGATCATAAGACTCTTCCATAATTTCACTTATGTCTAAGTTAAATGTTGTTGTTCCACTTGTTGCCATAGTAATCCTGTATTAACACTTCCACCTTCTACGAGCCTGTCTTATTCTAGAATTAGGATCGTTTCGTGTTTTAGCTGAACTTCTTTTAAGTTGACCTAATGATCTTGCACAGTAAGACTTTCTGCGTTTTGCAGCCTTACTACCTTTTTTTACTTTACCTGTTACTGCTGTTTTAAGTTTAGAACCTGGATTTGCTTTGCGATAAGCTGCAACTCCTTTTTTGGTCATACCAGCACCAGACTTAGTAGAACGATAATTAGCTCCTTTACCCCTAGTTGTTTTGGGTATAGGATTTTCTCGTTTTCTTTTGGTCATTTAAAAAATAAAGTTATCTTCTTCCGCCTTTTTTACCGCCTTTAGAACCATTCTTGCTTTTCATTCCAGTGTAAGTACCACCTGCAGCTTTATTTCTTTTCATAGCTGGACTAGTTATACCACCACCAAACATTTTTTGCACATATTCTTTATATGATTGAACTTTAGCTTCTTTACCTACTTCGGTTTTTCCTCTATTTTTATAGCCAGTATTTTTTTTACCGCCCATTTTACCGCCCTTAGAACCATTTTTACTTTTCATAAGTTACCTTTTAAATTAAATAGTTATAGTACCCTCTGTAAGGGTACTATAAACAAAGTGAGTTATGCTACTTTTTGGTAGCAGTTTTTTTAGACTTACCTTTTTTAGCTGGAGCTTTTTTTGCTGGAGCTTTTTTAGGCGTTTCTTTTTTTGGCTCTACTGCTTTCTTTACAGCCTTTTTAACAGGTTGTAGTTCTGCAACTTTTCGTTGAGCATCTTCAAGATCAGGATCAGGACCAAAAACTGGTATCCATATTCCATTTTCACTTTCTTGAAGAACTTTATATTGAGGTGGAAATTCACCTGTTTCTGAAATAATGTATTTCATAATGTCTCCGATTAATCAGAATATACTTTTATCATTTCTAAAACGATAGAATAAGTATCTCCTGAACTATGACCTTTAGTAGTAAAAAGAATATCTCCAGTTTTACCACTTCCTGCATTATTTGAAAGTCCACCAAAATCTTGAAAGTCCATATGTCCATTACTACTTTCAGCTAGTTCCATAAGTAGAACATTGCTTGTAGCATCAAGAAACATTTGAACTGACATACCAACAATAGCATGACTCACTCGCATTACTCTAACTTCTGAACATGAAGCACCTTCAGAGTTAGCAGCTAAAGAAGATACATCTACTTTAGCTACTGCGGATTCGCCACTGCCATCACTGACATTAGTAAACTTAATAATACAGTTTCTTTCACCATCTATAATGGTTTGTGTAGTTACTGCATCAGCCATAATGTACTCCTGTTACGCTACTGTAGCTATTGGAGTTGATAGAGCAGTTGTCATCCACTTAGAGTTTGTTCCATCATCTGAAACACAAGTCATAGACACTCTAGCATTTGCAACTGTTGAGTTTACTAAAGTTAAAGTATCTCCTGCTACATCACTTACTGCGTTAGCTGCTGTTCCTGCAACCAATGAAAGCATTGCTTGAAAGTCTGAAACACCTGAACCTGGAAGTACAATAGTAGTAGTTTTATCACTAGCTACAGCTACTGTAAGTTGAAAGTCATAATGAACTCCTACATTATCAGTAGATACAGTAGGTAAAGTAATTACATTATTTGCTGTTCCATTGATCAAAAACAAAGTTCCTGACTGAGCTGCTGTTAAAGTAGCTGATGCTGCTCCTGCTGCATTAAAAGTAGTATCTACTACCTGTCTTGCATTAATTGTACTTGAAGTAGTAATTGCACCTGCTGATGAAATATCAAGGTTTGTTGTAATTGCACCTGTTGTGCTATTTTTAGTGATTTGTTCAAAACCACCTTCGGACCTAACTGGTCCATTAAATGTTGTGTTAGCCATTTTTCCTCCTAAAGGAAAGTATCTATCATCTTGGCAAGTCTGCTAGGGCAGTTGATAGACAGATTAAAATATCCCTAGAATAAAAAAAGGGGGAACAAAAGCTCCCCCTTTAAAGTCCTTACGAACTACCTGGTGATCCAAAG